TACACTCCTGAGTTATGGGGAGTGACTATTGCTGGTGCTATTACTTGTTCATTATGGGATCGTGAGAATGCTACAGCCAACAATGTTGCTCCTACTATTCGAATTGAAAGAACTTCTAGTGACGGCACAGTTCAATCAACTATCGTAAGTGAAACTACCAACCACGGTGCCGCTGAAATGGGCACCACTGCTGGTGGCTCTGCTGATACGATTTCTGTCTCCGCTGCAAATGTAACTGATACTACTTTATCTGATGGTGACCGCCTTAGAATTACTCTATGGATCGATGATGCCGCTGGCCAGGGTGGTACTGGCTCAATGGCCTCCGGAGGTCGAGGAGAATTCTGGGTTAATGGTCCAAATGGTTCTCAAGGTGCAGCCCAATTAGCTTTTGCTGAGATTGTTTGTCCTAAAGCCGGACCAAATGTCAAGCAACTAGTCGAATCTGCTAGAAGTACAGCCAATCCTAAGACTATTGCTCTTACCGGATTAGCCAATGGAGATACTGTTTGGGTGTTTGCTGGTGGCGACCAGTTCGGTTCTTCTAATGATATCACAGATGTTGTCATTACCTCCTCAGGGTCTATCGGTACTGTTGTAAATGAAACAGAAGACCTTAGTGGAACAAATGATGACTGGTTAGGTATTTATAAAGTACCAATTACGGGCGCAGGAAGTCACACATTAACTATTACACTTACTAGGTCCGGTGGAACTCCTGGTACTTGGCACGCCTGGGCAATACAAGTACCTGGTGCCAGTACTGGTGGTACTGGTAATATTGGGACTTCTTATACTTCATCTAGTACTCAAGTCGTCTCTATAGCAGCAGATGCTAATAGTTTCGTAGGATTTGCTTCTTATGACTTTGATGCTGGAACGGTTGGAACTCCAACCCCTGGTGGAGCAAATACTGTAGAAAACTCTGCTGATGCTAACTATACAGAAAACTCTCATTATTGGCTAGGACAGGCTGCTGGTACTAGGAATTATGGTACTACGGGTGCTGGCGGCGCTGCTATTAGATGTCATGCTATCGAAATCCTTGGTGTAACCACCCCTACATTAGCACCGGCAGACGCTTCCTTAGGCGTATCAGCAGAAAATGTTGTTCTAACCCAAGAGCATCAATTGGCTGTAGCCGATGCTTCTCTGGGTGTTTCTGCTGAAAATGTTGTCCTTACTCAAGTTCACCAGTTAGTTATTCAAGATGCATCTTTAGGTGTATCTGCTGAGAATGTTGTTTTAAATACTGAGGCTAATTTAGCAATTTCAAATGCTGATATTGCTATGATAGCAGATAATTTAAATGTTACTCAGGAACATATCTTAGTTATTCAAAATGCTGATATTCCTGTAACTGCTGATAATTTAACATTGTCTCAGGAACTCGATCTAATCATTGCTAATGCTGTTCTAGCCATGACTGCGGACAATGTTAACCTTACTCAAGTTCATAATATCTTCATTGATAATGCATTCTTGAGTATGGTCGCAGAAAACGTGGTTTTGGGTGGCGTGCAGCCGGGAGGTATAATGAGTATTGCTGATCTGCAACTCGCCAAGTTACAGATTCTAACTGGACAACAAGGAACAATCTCAGACCTCATGCGTAGTTACTATGCAGGGTTGAGTGGTCTGGCTCCTGCTAGTTCCTTTAGTATTAGTGATCATCAACGAGTCTACTGGCAGGCTCAGACAGGATTATCGGGACGTTCATTAGCAGACCTGGAATGGGCGTTTTATGATGTACAATTAGTACCTGCGGGTTCATTACGTGACCGCGAGTTTGTATATTGGAATGGACTATAGTGCTGACACCGACTGAGCAAGGATATTGGGTAGATGAGAAGCATACCCGTATCGCTGAACTTATTAATGAATACAACCCTGAACTTGAACTTGTATGGATTCCTCCGGAAAAGCGTACAGAGAATAAGAATGAGGCTCCCTATGCTGTCCGCCATAATCCAGTCAACAATCCCCCTTATATTATGTTCTTTATTAAGCAGGGAGAATTAGACCATCGAGTTCTTGCTAAAATCTATGCTGCGGATACAACAAAGAATGAGGTTCTAGATAATCTCGAAGCCGAGGAGCGGGCTTTAGCAGCAGTACGCCGCAAGGAATTAGAAGATGCTGCTGAATTCAGGAAGGACTTCATTAAAACTGTTGCCTCATCGCCTCTGCATAGGTTCCGACACAATGGGAAGATTATTCCGAAATGAATGTCCAAGATGTTGTAACTCGCGTGCTTCGTCAATTTGGCGACGAGGCATCGGTTCAAATTACTCAAGACGACATCATGCGTTGGATCAATGATGGCGTACGCGAAATTGCCGTCAAGAATAGTCTTCTTCAAGCATCGGCTCTTATAAATGCAGTGGCTGGGGACAATACCTATCCCTTTCCTGTTGATATGCTTGCAATGCAGACTATCTACTATGATAATCTAAAAATTGCTTTTATGAAGCGTACTGAATATGACACCTATGTAAATGCTAACGATCCTGAGGAAATTCAGACTGGTACTCCTTATATGTGGACTCGTTGGGGTACTGAATTTACGCTATATCCTAAACCAGATACGAGTATTACTAATGGGATTAAGATTCTCTATATCCAACGTCCCGCTGCTATTGATTCATTATCTGATACTATCCCATTTTCTGAGGAATACCATAATCGAGTTGTTGAGTATGTGCTACAGCAGGCATACGAGACGGATGAGGATTGGGATGCCTCAAATCAGAAGCAATCTCAATTCAATGATGGATTAGACATCTTGAAGTCCAGGGAAGAATTTGTAGAGCGGGAAACGTATCCGACCATCACAGTGTTATTGGATGATATGTAATGCCTGGTGAGCCGATTCGTCTTGGCCCTTTTGCTGGGGGTATTAATCATCTTTCCGATCCTACTGCGCTACAGGATACGGAATTACTTGATGTTGTCAATGCAGAATTAGACCTTGATGGATCGTATGTTGCACGCCCACCCTTCTTTGATTTAGCCAGTCCAGGCTCTGGTGTAGGTATGACATTGCTAGGTTGGTATATTACTGATGCTCATACTAGACTCATTGGGATTAATTCTACTTCACTTTGGTCTTATGAGAGTGGTGCATGGACAGCAATTGGGGGTACAGGCACCCTTAAAGCAACTGCTATGGTTCAGTATGATAATACTGCTTATATTATTGCTACTTCTGATTCTGCTACAGATGGAGGGTCATTAAACGACTCTTTGACCTATTCTACCATAGCTGCTATTCCTCGTGGTGGTGCTGCGGTAGTTCATAAGGAACGGTTATTTATTGTTCCTAATGTGGAGAAAACAGGATCTGACGCTTCGCTGCTTAAGGGCTCGGCCCCTGCTAACTTCTCATCTTTCCCTATTAGTGTTTACATCAATAAGGGCGATGGGCAGAAGTTACTAGATATCGTTGTTTATAATGATAACCTTCTTTTATTCAAGCAAGATTCTACGTATGTATTAGCCTACGATGCTGACCCTGCCGATGCTATTACTCGTAAAATTAAAGATGGTATTGGTGTTGCTTCTCGTTGGTGTGTTGCAGCCTATGAAAATCAATTATATGTTCTTCACCGGAACAATGTGTATGAAGTTGTAAACTATGACTTTTCTAAATTAAACGCCAAAGTTCCTCTTTTCTATGATGCCACACAACCTGCCCCGTGGGTATCACCTACTTATTGTGCTGTGGTCGGCGATCGTCTTTTAGTCAAATATTTTAATAGATTATATTTATTTGGATTGAAAACAAAAGTATGGACTCGATGGGATGCTGATATTAGGTATCCCGGTGTTCCTGTAGCCGTTCCTATTCGTGGTACAGTGAATGCTGTTCCTACCTATATTATGGCAAGTGCAGATTCATCTTCTAATGATATCCATAGTATGAGGGATATCATTGATGGATCGAATCCTGAAACTATTTTTGTTCTTATTAAAACTAAGAACTATGATTATGGAGTACCCCATCGTTACAAGAGGCTTATGTGGTGGGGTGCAGATGTATCAACTACTAAACTAATTAGTGGTATTGTGCAACCTGTTGTAGTCAATTTCTCTGTAACTTGGGGGGATTTGGCGGCTTTTACGTGGGGTAGTATTGCAGGAAATACCTGGGATCAGCCATTGTCTGTACCATTTGTCGTTCAGACAGTAGTTGGTTCTCAGTCTGCTATGCGTAAATTTGTCAAATTCCAGAAATCTCTACGTTTTAGGCAGATAAATTTTCAACTTAGTTTAAGTTACGATGGGACGAATGTGACAGGACCTTTGAGATTCTTTACTTTTACTACCTTAATTGGCACAAAGCAACATGTTAGTAAGTCATTGACATAAGTGCTAGGATAGAGGTATGGCTTTCAACAAGTATGCGGTTGGATCGAAGACGTACAGGGGTATGTCTTCGGCTCCTAATATTGGCCCATTAACTGATGTTGAGGGCTATGCAGAACGCGATCGCTTGTATCAAACAAGGCAAAGAAATAATGCCCTTCTAAAGAGGATTCAAGCGCATCAGAAAAAGCGTTATATGAGCGCAGATTATCTCAGTACTCCCCCGGGAAGGACAGTATAAATGGCAGATATTGATTCTGCGGGTGCTAGTAATAGGCAAGCACCTGCTACTGTGCGACGTAATACGGCTAGGCCGAGGGTTCGGCGTAAGTTAAAGCCTGAACGTGCGAGCCAAGTTCCTATTTATAGGAGTCGTAGGTCTAGGAGTAGTAATGATGATGGTGGTAATCGTGGTTACCGGCGTCGTCGTGTAGTTAGTCGTGAAGGTGGTAGGCGTCGTTCTACTTCTGTTCGTCGCTCTACCCCTCCGACGGCTAGGACAGTCCAACCGCCGAAGCCGGCTAAGCCTATGGTGCCGGATGTTAATGCATTTCTTAAAGGTGACACGACCTATCAGCGTCAATTAGCGGCCTATGCTAAGGCTCTTTCTGACTTTAATGCTGATCAGACTCTATCTCGTGGTGATTACAATACTAACTACCAGAACATGTACCGTGATATTGGTTTGGCTAAGGGCGAGGCTACAGAAGACCTTCGAAATGACTTCGCCTCTCGTGGAATGTTACAATCAAGCCTATATACTCAAGGTCTCGGTGACTTAAACTCTCAATATGCAAATCAATATGGTGACTTGAGTGAGCAAAGGACTGCTTTCATTCAAGGCTTAGCAAATGATCTAAATAAATTCCGTAATGAGCAAGGTACTCAGTCTCAAAATGCTCGGGCTGAGGCTCTACGTCGTCGTACGGAAAAGTATGGTATCTAATGGCAAACATTGGTGAACGCGGCAGTAGGAATATTAACATCAATGAGCGGGATCGTGACCTGATCCGTACTCGTGATGAAATTCAGGATATGTTAAATATCCTTTCAGGCGGACGGTCTACGCACTCTCCCCCTACGCCTCAAGGACCTCCTAACTATCCTACGTCACGTCATTATTCAGAATATGATCCAGGAGGTCCTTTAGCGGGGAAGTTTACACCACAACTCCCTCAAGTTGATCCTCTACAGGCTATTCTTGCTCAGTTGCGGCAATTTACCCAGGGCACCTCCCAAATGCCTCGCTTTAATCCTCAGCAACTGCCTACCTATGATCCTAATAGGTTTAAGAATCAAGCAATGTCGGCCGTGAATGAGCAATTTAATCCGATTATCAATCAGATTCTGGCTCAGCAATCGGCAACTCGGTCTCGTGCTGCCACGAGTCAGTCGACTGTTCGAAATCTCTATAATCAATTAGGCGCTGTTGAGGATCGTGGCGCTGTAGCCGATAGGACTAGGTACGCTACTTCTCAAGCACAGTCTAAGAATCTGTATGAAGACCAGCGTGATCAAATTGCGGCTGGATATGCTAGGGATGCTGCTGCTCAAAGGGCTGAGGCTAAAAGGCTCGGAATTGAGTCTTTAGGCTTAAATGAGGAATTAACTGAGCAGCAAGGTGATATGCGATTTGCTAATCAAATGTCAATGCAGGAGCAACAAGCTCAGCAGGCTGCTATGTCAATGCAAGGTAATGCTCAGCAGGACTATGATCGAGCAATTGCTAATGCGACTCGGGCTGAGGGTATTGAGTCGAGTCAAGATATTGGTCGTCAGTTAGAGGATTATCTCGCTCAATCTAACACTGATCTTACAGGGGTTAGGTCCCAGAGGGCTGGGTCTATTAATGATTTGATGCTTAAATTAGCTGATGCTGCCTACCAACGTGATGTAGCAAATACTCAATTTGGGTATCAGCAACAGCGGGATTATCTCTCTGATCAGAATGCACTATTTGATCGTAGTTCTCAGGCTCAGAATCAACAACTTGATTTAGCTATGAAACTGCTTCAATTACAGGGTGGTGGAGCAGGTAGTGCCGGCTCAAGTGCAGGTGAGCAAAAACTTAATCCCTGGCAAGAGACGGCTACCTTTGCTGAGCAACTAGCACCTGGTCGCGGATCGGATATTGTTTCGGTTATTCAAGGTGCTATGTATGAGCGTCCTGAGATTTGGGGTCGAAACGAAGGAAATAGTGCAGGGGTAGAAATGAACCCGGCATTGTTTGCTAGGTTAATTGCTGATTCACAATCGGCTCAGCAATTAGACCCGAATAGCAAGAATGCTCTCATGCAGGCTACACAGATTCTATATAAGTTGCTTTATGGAGTAGGTTAATGACCTATGTTGACGATTACGTCGCACGGCTTAACGCCATTCAGTCTGCCCGTATGCCCACTAACTTAATTGCATCCCTCACACGTCCTACTGCTTCTCAGGCTGATTTTGCAAACATGATCTTAAGGAAGGCGAGGTCTGATTTTGATATTCAGCCCGCGCCTTCCTTAATCAAAGAAGATAAGTCATTTGGTCAGCATTCCAAGAGTGTTGGTCTTTGGATTTTGGATAAACTCTCTCGGCCTAATTATGCAGTAGCAGAGGCCGTTGATACTTTAGCTAATGAGGGTGGGAATCCTCTTAAGGGTGCTTGGGAAGGGTTATCTGGTAAAGAGAAGACTTCCTTTATTGATGTGCTACAGGCGGCCGATGAAAGGCATATTAAGGAGAGTGAGGAATACCAGCAATTAGGTCCTGGAACTCCTGAGGCCGAAGCATATCTACAAAAGGAACTGAAAAAGAAGAATACGTCCGCAGTTGTGTATGGTCTGTTGGGCGATATTGCTCTTGATCCTCTTAATTTAGTCGGTGCTGGTGCTGTAAAGGGTCCGATCAAAGCCGCCAAGGGTCTTAAAAAGGGTGCTCAAGAACTGGACGAGGTTGAGGGTGCTGCTGAGGCCGTCGTTCGGGAGGCGGCAGATGTGGGCCAGTCCGGGGCGGTTCTGAGCCCTCGCCAGGAGGGTTTGATCGCTGCCGAGCAGCAAATGTCGGAAATTGGTAAGCAGAATCTTCCGTCATTCTTGGAAAAGAAGTATCCGGATATTCAGAGGGCTAATATTGCCTCTGATTCCGAGAAAGTATTGGACCAATTTGCTAAGGGGTCACCTGAGGCTACTGATCTTTTAACGAATAAGAACTTACTTCCACTCGCCCCTGCTTCAAGAGAGGCTGTGGAGCGCACTGTAGCTAAAATCGCGGCTGATATTGGCAATCCTGCGGTTAAAATCTCGAATTATAACGCACAAGCGCAGTCGGCTGTAGCTAATAAGTTACTGAGCCCTGCCCGCCAGCAAGTTTTGCAAGCAAATCCGGTAACTTATGGGGTAGTTCCGGAGAAATTCCAATCTGCTATCTTTGATCGTTACGTGCAATTAGTCCGGCACGCAGAAGAAAGCATGATTGAGCGTAAGGGTGATATTTTTAAGCCTCGTGGTGGACTTAAGGCTGGCTCTCCTTACTTACGTCTTAGTGATGTTCTTGAGACATTACCTCGTGAGGTTGCACAGGCTGCAATTTTAGGTGATAAGACCAAGAAGGTCAGTCCCTCGGTCATTCTTCGTGCGATTGTTGGCGAAAAAGCAGCATTAACTCAGATTGCTAAGCAACCAGAACTAAAGGCCGCGATTGAGGCTACTGATTGGTCACCTTTAATGGTGAAGGATCACGCTGCTAGGGTTATTGAGGATGCTAACGCGGCTAAGGCTGTAACTGAGGCTACAGCCGGGGCGATTAACACCGTTGAAGGTGCGCCTATTAGTGATGTTAACAAGGCAAACTTTATTGAGCAGATTACACGGCAAAGTAAGGCTCAATTTGCGGGAGCAATGCCCGAAACTCGGGATGCAATGAATGAAATGCTTAATAAGTTGCGTCGTGAGATTCCTCAGGCCGTTAATCCTTCGAATCTTGTAGAATTCACTATTCAAAGGGGTAAAACTAGATTAGCTGCTGGGGTTACGGGAGGAAAGAGTGGAGACCGTGCTGCTCAGGCTCCAAGAATTGAAACTTCATCCGCACATACTGCTGATGTCCTTACGACTGAATTTGGCCCTGTATCGGGTGCTACGTCAGTCGGACAAATCGTTAGAACTGCTGCTACGGATGTTGCGCGAGCAAGTGCCGCCGCTGAGGGCGGAATTATTAGCACCGTATTATCTTGGATCAAGCCCAATGCGGGATATAAGGATTTACGGCCCTTAGTTTTGAAGCATATCGGTGCTCGCAGGGCTAGTGCTACTACTCGTGCCCACGATATTATTCGTATCTTTAATGCTATTCCTCCAAAAGAGACTATGGACTTCTGGAATGAAGTTCGTGGGTTTATTCCTACTAATCCTGCACATGCTCAGCAAGTTGAACAGTTACAGATGATGCTAGGTAACCTATTTGGGGAATCTGGGTTAGCAAGCAAGTTTGCAGGTAACACAGCTATTGCTCGTTCGGGTACGAATGTTGCACATCTTAATAAGCACATGCGTATTGTGGGCATTAAGGACTTCAAGTTTGAGGACAAGGTTCCTGATCCGGTAAATCCTTCAAAAAAGATTATGCTTACTGGTCCTGAGATTCTTCAAGGTTGGAAATCATACAGCCCTGAGAATCCGGAAGACCTTCGCATGTTTGCGTTTAACTTAACGCAGGCTGTAGAAAATGCGATGGTAGAGTATTCAGCCTTTGCTCAGTTGGGTGCAGTATGGGGAAGTCGTAAGGCTAGGAATGGGTATATCGAGGTTAGTTCGATGCACCCTGCTATTGATGGGTTATTCTTCCCTAAGGATATCGCCCCTCAAATTGGTAAAATGGCTACAGGTATTGATAAATTCTCTGAACCTTTAGCTACTTCGAAGTTCCTCAAAGTGTACGATATGGCTCTCCGTACTTGGAAGGCCGGTGTAACTATCTTTGCTCCTAGCCACCATGTTAGGAATGGTCTTGGTGACTCATTCCTTTCCTGGATGGATGGGCTGAATAACCCGATCTACTACTCTAAGGCTTGGCAAGTAATTAAAGCTAATAGCCATAGGTATTCTGATCTTGGTGGAGAAGATATGAGGCCCTTCCGTGAGTTACTTGGTGAGGGTCGAGAACGGGAACTTATCGAGCAAATTACTAAGCAAAGCCAAGGTAGGATACCTAAGGGTACAAGGGTTATTGCTACTGGTAAGGCTGGTGGTAAGTCTTATCCAATTAGTATTGATCAAGTTTACCAAATGGGTTTCCGTCATGGACTATTCCCGCACTCTAGTGTAGTGGAAGACCTTCCTGGTACAGAGACTGCATTTGATAGGTTAGCAGAAAAGTTTCACCCTGGTAAGATTGGACCTTTTGCTCCTCTAAAGGGTAAGGGTGCCAAGGTTGCTCGTGGATTTTCTGAGAGTCGTGAGCATTACTTCCGTCTTGCCCACTACATTTATCGACTTGAACACCCCCCGAAGAAGGTTACCTCATTAGAGGAACTATTTGAATCTGCTGCTGGTCAGGTTCGAAAGTTTCACCCTGATGGATTAGATCTAACTCCGACTGAGCGTAGGTATTTCAGACGGGTTATTCCCTTCTATTCTTGGAATCGCAAGGCCATTCCTCTTATTATCGAAGGTATGCTACTTAAGCCCCACAAGTTCATTATGTATCCGAAGGGAATGAGCGCCGCTCAAGAGTATCAAGGGATAGATTCAAGTGTCTCTGATCCGTGGCCGGACGACCAACTATTCCCCAACTGGCTCTCAAGCAACGTTATTGGTCCTACTATTCTGCCTACTTCGGGCTTTGCTCGGGCCATTTCCCGTAGTCCAGAAGAAGTTGGATATGGTGTTATTAATCCTGGACTCCCCCAAACCGATATTATGGAAGATTTCTTCAATAATCCGGTTAAGGGAATTGGAAACTCAGTTACTCCCTTTGCTAAAATCCCAGCGGAACTAGGTTTCGATACTGAGTTTATGACTGGTGCACCTATTGAGGATTATACTCAATATGCAGATAAGAACATCCCTATTCTTGCAAATGCATCCCGTCTGTCGCAAGGAGCAATTGGTACTGGTCTTCTAGAAGGTGGGGATTTGCGAGGTAAGGAGACTAAACCGTACAACCCTGCGGGAATCATTAACTTCTTGACAGCGGCTGGTATCCTGGATACAGGAAGATTCATCAAGGGCGGTGAATTTGATCTAAAGGAACAGCGCGCTAAGGAACGTAAGAAGCAAAGGGAACAGTATGGCAGCCGTTGATTACCTCGAACGCCTTAGGGCGATTTCTGAGGAAGGCCCGCGCCAAACAGGATTTGAATTTAATCGTTCAACTAGGGATAAAATCAAGCGAGATTTCTTAGAAAATCTTCGGTTGCAGCAACAACGTATGATTGAGTTCGCGGCTACTATTCCACCACAAGACTATCAGAGACAAGGTGGGCTTCAAGGAGGATTCCCTGGCGGACTCTTATCTATGTATCCTTTAAGGGGTGATTTACGAGTCACTTCTCCGTACGGGGTTCATAGGAAAGGTCATAAAAGCGCACATACTGGTATTGATTGGGCATCCCCTGCTGGCACCACTATTTATGCTCCTGCTGCTGGCAGAGTTCGCAGCACTCGTTGGGATAAAATTTACGGAAATCAGACTATTCTGGATATTGGTGGTGGTCGGTCTCTTATGTTCGGTCATCAGTCTGGTTTTAATGTTAAACCGGGTCAAAGTATTGCTGCCGGTGCACCTATTGGTTATGTAGGAAGTACTGGTTGGTCTACTGGTCCTCACTTACATTTCGAGACATGGATCAATAACCAACCAGTCAATCCATTAAGTTGGTTCATCTAATGGCCTACATTAACCCAAGGTATATTCCTCAGGAAAAAACTACAGAACGCGAAGAACGGCAACGAGCATTTCAAGCTCTTTTGCTGGGGAATAAGCGTAATCCTGCACAAGATATGACCGGCTACAGGCGGCGCTTTAATGAGATAACAACCGGCGGTCGTCAAGCAACCGACTTTGAGTCTATGTTACGAGCCAAAAGACAGGCTGCGGAGTTAAGGGCTGCCCAAGAAAGGATGTACGCACAAGCGGGCAGGAGATTCAATGTTTCGGTCGGTCAGGGTCAAGGACCAGATTTATACAGCGGGATTAGCGTCCCTGGGGCAAAAGGAAGTTTTGCCGCTTTCATTAACGCTATTGCCGGACGTGAATCCGGAGGAAATTACGGGGCCAGGAACCGATCTTCTGGTGCTATGGGTAAGTACCAGATCATGCCTGGTAATATTAAAGGATCGGGACGAGGTTGGGATTATGAGGCTCTCGGGTACGACGTGAGCCCCGCGCAATTTATGCAAAGCCCTAAGTTACAGGAGGCAATCGCTCGATACAAGTTGCAGCAATATTTCTCTAGATATGGTGCATGGGGCGCGGCTGTGGCATGGTACGCTGGACCAGGTGCATTGAAGTATAGTAGGCAATCCCTGAATCGAAGGCAGGGTGCATATTCAAGCATTGCTACCTATGCTAACGCCATTGTGAAACGGATGGGTCTATGAAGGTTGATGTCTTTGACGTCATGATCGTGGCGGGGTTCGCATTCTCCATCTTTTCTGCTCTTTTATTTGCCTATGCTTACTTTCGAAGTAAGGTAGGGAATGCTACGATTGAGCAACAAGGCAAATTAATTGAAGCCTTAACAGGTCGAGTGGATACTCTCACAAGTGAGAATACTATGCTACAAGCAAAGTCTGCCTCACAAGAGAGTGA